CGATCCTTCTGCCTAATGTCTGAAATTGAGTACCGCATGATGCCGCTTCCGTCATTGTTTTTGATGGAAACGACTGTGCCTGAGTACATGGTTACAAACATTAACGACTACTTGGATGAGTTGATGCATCAGACTGATCGTATATCAGCAGCACATACGCTAGTAGGTCAGATAGGTAACGGTGAACAGCTTGTAATGGATCACGAAGATGGTCGTATAGCAGAGTTTTCCCAGTTCTTAACGAGCATGGGTGCTGAGTACATCAGTGCGTTTATGGCAAATACAGGCCAGCAACTAGATGGTAACCGTAACGTGGAGATGGATGAGCTTTGGTCGGTGCATAGTTATGCTGGCGATTACAATCCAATCCACGATCATGGCACCAAAACCATCATGGGCGTTAGCTGTACAACGTGGACTAAGGTTCCAGAACAGATCCTAGCCCAACCTGCTGCTGGTAGTGAGTCGTATAACCTATATAACGCCTCTGGCGCGGCTGACGGTTACATCTGTTTTAACTACGGGCAAAGTGCTTCAGGAGACAGAGAGCGCCTTAGACCTACGCAAAACGTGGTCATGAAGCCCGAAGTAGGTAAGTTATTATTCTTTCCGAGTTGGTTGCAACACATGGTCTACCCCTTCCAAGGTGAGGGTGAACGCCGTACTGTAGCAGCTAACTTAAACTGCTGGCCCGTGCAGCAAGAGCAACCACATTAAGGATTAACATGAGCGAAGAAAACACAGTAACAATCAACGAAGAACAGTATGACTTTGACGGTCTTGATGTATCTACTCAGGCAAACATAGCCCGTGTAAACGAGATACGCCGTGAAATAGCTTCGCTTAAAATGCAGACCAATGAGCGCGAACTTCTTCTACAAGCCTACACCAGAGCAATTGTTGAATCTGTAGCCCCTGTTGAAGAAGCTGAAGTAGAGGCAAGCTAATGGGTTACATACTTGATGCATTCAATATTGCCACTGCCGCTGTTGCTCTAGCTTCTGCTGTTGCTGCTGTAACTCCTACCAAGAAAGATGATAACTGGGTAGGCATCGCGCAGGTATGGCTTGACCGGATCGCTTTAAACATTGGCAAGGCCAAGGACTAATCATGGGTGTTATGACTGACGCGCAGAAGCGCAAGATGATCAAAGAGTTAAAGGGCGCAAGTAAGCTACATGCCAACCAAGCTAAACGCCTTGAGAAGACGCTTGAGAAAAAGCCTAAGAAATGACTGAGCAGCGCCTTGAGGTAAAAGATGCTCTAGCTGAGATTGGCGCACACGAAAGAGAATGTGCGGTACGCTACGAGAACATTGAGAAGCGGTTGGAGTCTGGGGCTAAGAATTTTGACAAGTTAGAAAAATTAATCTATGGGCTTTATGTCATTGTTCTGGGGTCGGTATTAATACCGATACTTTTAACTATGGGGTAGATCATGATTTTAGAGGCAGTCGCAGCAGTCAGCGCAGCTTGCAAAGCCCTAGAAATGGCTGCTGGAGCCGCCCAAAATATTGAATCCCTTGGTGCCTATATAGGCAAACTTGGTTCTGCCGAATTTGATCTGCAACGAGCCAAAAATAGTAAGACTTTAAGCGAAGCTGAAGCAATGAAAATTGTGATGGCAGAGGAGACTTTACGTCAATCCAGAGAGAATATTAAAGAGGTATTCTTGATGACTAACAGGATGGATCTGTGGACTGACATGATGACAAAGATGGCTGAAGCTCGCAAAAATAGACAGGCTTTTATTAAGGCAGAAGTTGCTAGGAAAAAGAAGTTTAGAAAAGAATTAAAGCAGTACGCGATGATCTTTTTAGTAGTAGTTGCGCTTGTTCCTGCGACCATCGGTGGTCTACTAGCTTGGCTAACCAACAGATGATCTTGGCATTTCTTTTAATAGTTATGGTGGATGGGGAGCCGCTCCCAAACTCATCTAACTGGTTGTTTGCAAACGTATTAACGTGCAACCAAGCAGCGCATTATGTTGAGTCTGGTAAGACTACCCCTGATGGTAAAAGCCGCAATCAGAAAAACATCTCTGCATATTGCGTCCCTAAATCAGTTTCTAAGAACACAAAGCTTTGGTATTGATATGAAATTTGGCGCAATCAAAAACATCATCGGTAGTCTGGCTCCTACACTAGGTCAGGCTTTAGCTGGGCCATTAGGCGGTACAGCAGCCGCTGCAATTGCTTCTGTACTAGGTTGTTCCACAGAACCTAAAGTCTTAGAGAAGGCTGTACAGAACGCCACACCAGAACAACTTGCTCAAATCAAGAGGGCAGACAACGACTTCAAGGTTCAGATGAAGCAGCTAGATGTAGATGTGTTTGCTCTACAGACTGCTGACACGCAGGACGCTCGTAAGTTTTTTAATAAGGATTGGACTGCGCGAATCATAGCTGTGCTTTGCGTTGTCTTCTTTGGTTGCTACATATTTATGGTCACAATCCAGCCGCCAGACGCAAACTCAGATGCTGTAATCAACTTGGTTTTGGGCTATTTAGGTGGGATTGTTTCGTCCATAATCAGCTATTACTTTGGTTCATCTGATACGGGGAACAGTAGTGAGTGATTTAATTAAGATGCTAAAGCGCCACGAAGGTGTGCGATCTAAAGTTTATATGTGCAGTGCAAATTACGAAACAATTGCGGTGGGTCGAAACATCAGCGAGTCTGGTCTTGGCTTGTCGGAAGATGAAATTAACTACATGCTAAACAACGACATCAAGCGGGTAAAGGATGAGCTTACCGATAGCTACTTTTGGTTCCCCGCAATGAACGAAGCGCGTCAAGATGCCTTGGTAGATATCTCATTCAATCTAGGCCAGACACGCTTGCGTGGATTTGTTAAGGCTCTTGAGGCTATGTCGCGTGAGCAGTTCGACATTGCCGCCGATGAGTTTATGGACAGCAAGTGGAGTGGGCAGGTAGGCAATCGAGCAGTAGAGGTCACCGAGATGATCCGTACAGGTGAGTATTCGTAATGTCTAAAGGCGGTCAAGGCACAACCCAGCAAGCTAGAGGTTCTTTTTCTGGAAACTCTCAGCCCTCTTATGGCGGGAATCAAGCAACGGGACTTGGCAGTAAAGGCGGTTCACAGTCTTATCAACAACCTTATCGAAGTCCTTACGGACAAGGTCAAAGCTACAGCCAGCATGGAATGCGCTCTGGGTTTGGTAACTTTATGGAAAACCCACAAGCAATACCAACGACAGGCCAAGGACAATTTGGCGACGCGAGCGCTGGTGCTGCCCAAAATATTGAAGCTAATGACCCGTTCGAGTTTCAAAGCCCCCCTCAACTCAATCCAGAGATCCATCTGCGAACTAGAGGGCCAGAGAGTCTCGTTGAGCAGGGCGGAATGGCTTACACGCAAGGGCCGGTGTCCACTGAGGAGCAGCAACAACAACAGTTTGGCGGTTTGCTCTCGCAGGGAGCTTCCCCTAATAGCTATAACAATAATTTTGGGCCGTATGTCGGTAATGCCGGAGGCTTTGGGAACAAGGGCGGTCAGGCGAGGCAGATGGGTTATGCTCCTATGCGCCAAGGACTCGGAGGCTTCTTTTAATAATGACATTATCTAAGATCCAATTTAATCCAGGTGTTGACAAAGAAGGCACTGAATATACAGCCGACTCTGGATGGTTTGATTCAGACAAGATCAGGTTTCGCCAAGGCAGGCCAGAAAAGATCGGTGGGTGGACAAAATTCAGCCAAAATTCTTTTTTAGGCATTTGCCGGTCAATCCATGACTGGGCTTCTCTTGAGTCCATTAAGTACATTGGACTCGGAACAAACTTAAAGTTTTTGGTATCTCAAGGTAATACCTTTAATGATGTGACTCCTATTCGTGCAACCACGACCAATGGAATAACTTTTGCGGCAGTTAATACCTCTTCGACGATAACGGCTACAGACAGTAGTCACGGAGCGGTTACAAACGACTTTGTCACAATAAGCGGGGCTGCAACTCTTGGTGGTGTAATCACTGCTGGAGTCTTAAATCAAGAATATCAAATAACATCAGTACCTACGTCAAACACTTATACATTTACTGCAAAAGACTCAGCAGGAGACGCTGTAGCTGCTAACTCTTCTGACTCAGGGAATGGCGGTTCAGGTGTTGATGGTGCATATCAAATTAACACGGGACTAAACACCTTTGTTCAAGGCACGGGATTTGGAGCGTCTTCTTGGGGTTCTGGCGGGTTTGGTAGCGCAAACAGCGTTTCAGCATCCGGTCAGCTTAGGCTCTATAGCCAAGATAACTTTGGGGAAGATTTGATTCTAAATCCTCGTGGAGGTGGCATTTTCTATTGGGATGAGTCTGCCGGAACAGGTACTAGAGCGGTAAACATAACAACTCTAGCCAACGCATCCAACGTACCGACAATAGCTTTAAAAGTTTTAGTTTCAGACATTGATCAACACGTTATTGCTTTTGGCACAAACGGCATAGGCTCATCTACA